TCGACGGTCAAGCACGAAGGTATGCGAGGCGCTGCGGAGATTGTCGCAGCTGCTGATATGGCCTATTCGGTGGAGAAGCAGGCAAACGGCCTGTATCGGATGTATGTGACGAAGGGCCGTCTAATCAGCGATGAGGACGCCATCGATGTGACTTTTGAGATCCGCGATGAGGATGGTCTAACGAAGGTCAGGACGCTCGACGCTGGCGCAAGGAGCGAGGTCATCACACAAGAGATCCGGTCGAAGCTCATTGAGCTCATCAGTGGCGAACCAGGCATCTCACAGTCGCGCCTTGTGGAGCTGTGCGGCAGTAGGAAATCGGTCGTCGCTGCTACACTCGCGGACCTCGAAGCGAGTCGAATCGTGGCGTTTGACAAGGGTCCACGCAACGCGAAAATGTACCGTCCGACAGGTCTACTTTAGGCGATTCAGTTGTTCCCGCGACCTGTTCCCGACCTGTTCCGCCCTTAAGTATCATAAAACGGGAACAACTGAATAAATCCCCCCTTTTGAAACCCCCCTGCCAGCATGTTTAGACGCGTGCTGGTTTAGGGGTATAAGTCGAAACTGTTCCTGCGGCCCGGGCGCTAACGCTGGGCCACGGAACAGCATCGACGAAATGTTTGACAAGGTGTTTGATGTTTGGTAATGTCAACTTTGATGGTGCTGGTGGAAACACCTTCTGGATTGGTAACTGAGCCAGCACTATCACAGAGCGGCCTTATGGCCGAAGGAGAATATGAAAATGGGTTTCTTTAGTAACGCCTCGTTCAGCGATGGCAGCTCACAGTTTGAGTCAGCACCGGCTGGCGTCTACGTCTGCCGCCTGGCGAACCTTGACTCGGTTGATCGTCCTTCATACGATGACCCGAACGTCATGGTCCCGAACTTTAAGTTCACGTTTGAGACCACAGAGTATGGCGACTCTGCTGGCAATGCTTACCGCTTCTTCAAGTACACCCGTCAAGGTTACGGCAACGACAAGCAAGCACTCACAATCCTTCTCGATGGCATGCTCGGGCGCCGCTTGACACAGGCGGAGTTTCACCAGCTCGATGTAGATGACCTGCTTGCTAAGCAGTGGATGGTCACTGTGGACGCCAAACTGAACACGCGTGGCAACATGACCAACGCCATCGTTTCGGTCTCTCCTGTGACAGCCAAGAAGAAACTGACCAAGATCGCACAGCCAGCGATCAAGACCGATGACATCGAAGATCCATTCGGTGAAGACGCCAGCGAGTAACCATCTCCCGGTTGCCAACGACTCGCTGACGGAACCAGGTACATCATCCGAACGGTGTGCCTGGTCTTTTACTTTGAAGGGGAGAATCAATGTCGAAGAACACAAAGCTCGAGGAGCGTACACAACTCCTGGTGCAAATCAAGGAAATCAGAGCTGCTGGTAACAGCATCAGCCGCACCGCGCAGATCATGAAGATGACACGCGGGACAGTCCAGCGATGGATCAATGAAGAAAAGCCAGACAGGGTAGTCAAGAAAATGGACCCGTACATCTCGCTCGATGAAAAGACCACGATCGTGGTCAAGTGGGCCGAACTGATTGCAAGCGGTGAGACACGAAGCAATGCAGCTGCATCGGTTGGTTTTCCGACGATGATGCTCAACAGGTGGCTGATGTCAGAACCTGCACTGCGTGTAGAGTTCCAAGAATGTATCGGTAAGAAACAAAACAATACTGGTCGCAAATCATTCGAGTCAATCATGACAGATGTACGCGCAGGACGTCCTGTGTGGCGTGATGGCGCGCGTTTCAAGATTCAACTGGTAGAAGCTGCACTGATGCGATACGAGATCGATGGTGCGAATGTTTGGCGATGCAAGGGGTTTGCTACATTGTCGGGAACCGATGTCCTGGCGCGAGATTGGAAGGTGATTGAATGAAGTTCTCTGAAGTAATACAACACTTGATGCACGGCAAACCGATCACACGCGTATGCTTTGATCATGATGTGTACATCCGATATTCCGATTTGTACGAAGCATTCGTCATGCACACCGGACCTGAGTCGAAGACTCTACAAGGTCTCACACTCGATCCTGAGTCGCTTTTCGCGACTGACTGGATGTGGGGTGACGATCACCCTGTAAAGGATGAGATCACATGGACACGGACCACATCATAAAGACCATCATGGCGAAACCATGGTCCAACACCTACCTGCTGCTCAAGGCCATCGGAGCGTCCGGCGACCAGGTCGATGAAGCATGGCGCGACTATCGTCGCAAATACATGCGATCGCAACGGTGGCAGGACATTCGGACGAAGGCGCTCGAGCGATCGGGTAGAACATGCGAGCAGTGTGGCCGTCGACAGGATGACGGCTACAAGCTCGATGTGCATCACATCACCTACATCAGACTCGGTGGTGAGCTGATGGAAGATGTGCAGGTCCTGTGCTATATGTGCCACGGACAGCTGCACTACAGGCGCAGAGTGCGCCAGGAAGAGACAGAATAAAATCATGGCACGCCCACAACTATACGACGAAGAAACAATTGCACAGGTTGAAGCAGCTCTCATCGCTGGTAAAACACCGACCGTTGTCTCTCGGCTTTACGGTTTACCGAGAACCACCATCATCACGATTCGGGACCGTATGGCATCCAAGGTCTTGAACACATCAATGGTTTTCGACGTGTCGGAAACTGTCGCTAACCCCAAAGCACCAGCGGCGTCGCTTGATGATCTGCTGGCCTCTGTCCTCGAGGACAATCTGAAGGCGCTTCAGGTCATCGCCAGGACGACACAAAGCGAGAGATATATCAATGGACAAAGTGCAGCACAGATTGCAGCTCTCTATGAAAAGATTGCAAACTTCTCGGTTCAACTTCTCTCCGCAGCCGCCGAAGGCCCAAACGAAGACTAGCGCGCAGACGGCTCTCTGTTATCTCGACTACCTTCGAGAGACTCTCCCGAATGGCTGGTCGTTTACTGCTCGGCATCTCATCGCCATCGCTTCGCACCTTGATGCTGTGGAGCGTGGTGAGATCGACAGACTCGCGATCCACATGCCACCGCGCCACGGTAAGACTGAGACAGTGACCGTGCGATATGGCGCCTATTGCATCGAACGAGATCCAAGCGCGAACGTGTTGGTCACTGGCTACAATGAGCGCATCGCGAGACGCTTCAGCCGTAAGTCCAGACAGATCGTTTCGTCCAGGACAAAGCTCGCGAAGGACAACGCCGCACAGGATGAGTGGAGCTTGCCCGAGGGGGGAACCTTTATGGCGCGTGGTGTCGGTTCACCTCCGACCGGTGTCGGCTTCAAGCGCATCATCATCGATGATCCGATTCGGTCTCGAGAGGATGCTGAGTCCGCGCTGTATCGTGACAAAGCATGGGACTGGTACACCGACGATTTATACACGAGGCTCGAACCGAAGGGCGCTCTCATCATTGTCTCGACCAGGTGGCATCACGACGACATCACCGCTCGCGCAATCTCATCGGAGCCTCATCGATGGACCGTGCTGAACCTTCCAGCCATAGCGGAAGAGAAGGACCAGATCGGTCGAATGCCTGGCGAAGCTCTCTGGCCTGAACGCTACGACGTGAAGGAACTCGGACGCATCAAGGAGGTCATGGTCGCGAACTCCGGGGACTACGGGTGGAGTGCTTTGTACCAGCAACATCCAACACCTCGCGAGGGAAGTTTCTTCAAGAGCGACCGAATCACCATCGAGCATGCGACACCGAACCTCACGAAGATGTCCCGCGCCTGGGACCTTGCAGCGACAGCTGGAAGTGGTGACTACACTGTCGGTGTCAAAATGGGCCGTGACACGGATGGCCGCATCTGGATTCTTGATGTCGTGCGTGGCCAGTATGACACCGACCAGCGCGATAAAGTTATAAAGCAGACAGCTGCTCTCGATGGACGTGGTATCAGGATCCGACTACCGCAGGACCCGGGCCAGGCTGGCAAGAGTCAAGCGATGCACATGCTCCGACTCCTGCATGGTAGTGCTGTGACAGTCCTGCCGGTGACCGGCTCGAAGGATGTGCGCGCTGAACCGTTCGCGAGTCAGGTCGCTGGCGGAAACGTGTACATGGTTGCAGCTTCGTGGAATCGCGAACTCCTGGACGAAATGCGGACGTTCCCGCTCGGCAAGAATGACGACATCGTCGACGCTTTGACCGATGCGTACGACGAGCTCGTGGGCCGTGGCGGTGGGTGGGGTGCAGTATAACGCATGATAAGGACACAATAGTCACATGGGACTCTTTGATCGCTTCATAGGCAAAGCAACCGCCTCACCGTCTGCGCTGCTTCCGCCGCCGCTGATTCAGCGACAGACCTCCTATTTCACCGGCACAGGTAACGGCGACTTTTGGTCCCTGCTGACACGTAACCTTCCAGGCTCAAGTTTCAACTGGAGAAACCAGGCTGGCGACTTGATGCTGAACAGCATCGTCGCGATCGGCATGGACTGGTACATCAGGAACTGGTCGCAGGGTGTCCCTGTTGTCCGTCGACCGATGCCTGATGGACAGGTCGAGACAGTCGCAGATCACCCGATCTTGCAGCTGCTCGCACAGCCAACACCGAACGTTCCGCCTTCGCTCGTGTGGTCGTGGATTCTCCCTGACTACCAGCTGCTCGGAAACGCCTATTTCCGGAAGGTGCGCGTGTCTGGTCGTGTCGTTGGTTTGCAATATCTAGCGGCTGACATGATGAGACCTGTCGGCAATAAGATCAATCCGCTCATCAAGTACCAGTACACCGTCGATGGCACGTCATACGACATCGCGCTCGAGGACCTCATTCACATCCGCTATGGTCGAGATCCGCAAGACTCTCGCTTCGGGCGCTCTCCTGTCACGTCTGTGCTTCGTGAGATCGCCACCGACAACGTGGCCGCATCAGCTGCATTCGGCATGGTTCGCAACGGTGGCATGCCAAGCATCATGGTCGGACCAGACTACAAGGGCGGTGTCGAAGACCTCAGCGAAGACGATGCACGTCAGACGAAACGGAAACTACAGCAGGACTTCACAGGCGATAACGCTGGTTCCGTCCTGGTGATGACTGGACCGTTCAAGGTCGAGCAGGTATCACACAAACCAAGTGAGATGGCGTTCGATGAGATTCGCCGCAAACCCGAGGAGCGCGTGTGTGCAGCTCTCGGT